TACGCCGGAAAATAAAAAAGTGGAGCTTCCTGTCAGACTCGAACTGACGACCCCGAGATTACAAATCACGTGCTCTACCAACTGAGCTAAGGAAGCTTTGATTATTACCACTTGAGAGGATTTAACAACTTACCAAGGGCTTGACCAAATGAAATGTTATTCTTAGCAGGATTCTCTGTAAGATTGACAAATCTAATGTTCTCAATAGCTTGGTCCTCTGTGTTCTTTTCAGCACGAGTCTTTGCTTTCTTCATGTCACTTGCAGTGAAAAAATAGATTCCACCGCGTTCAGTCACAAGCTGGAAATACTCAGTTCCGGCTGATGTTCTCTTACCTGTATTCTCTACAGATTGGATATACGCATATTGTTTTTCCATAATTAAAAGGGCAGGACAGTTTTACAACTTGTCCTAGGTTGCCGGTTTTGACTACTCCGAGGTTTCCTCAGTTGCCTCTGCGCTAGGAGCGTCCGTCGGCTTCTCTTCTTGTTTCGGCGCATGGAATTCAACAAATGCAGCGAATGCATCACGAACTTGACCAACAGTCGTGAGCTCAGGCCCTTTAAAGGCGCCACGCTCTGATGAAAGATCAATGATCTGAGTCACAAGTGCAATGTGTTGAACAGAAAGCTGAGGTTCTGCGTTTTCTGGGGCTACTTCTGGAGTAGGTGTCTGTGTTTCTTCTGACATAATATATTACGAGTTATATGTTGAATTTTTTTCGAGTGCGATCCAATATTGGGTTTTGTTATTTATACCATTCCACTGAGAAATTAGTTTAGAACTGACACTAATTTCGTAGTCGTCTGGTAATAGTTTCAAGTTAGAGATAAGGAACTGAAAGTCATATGATCTTGACTCACCATCACCAATGTTAAGGCGATATGTATTAGCAGAAGAATTATCCGGATCTTTCACTTCCAAATAAACCTTATCACTATCTTCTGGGGATGCAATAGAGACTACCGCATGACCTAAAGCACCACCAGCTTTACGAATTTCATTAAGAATGCTCGATGTAAGTTGAACTGTATAATCAGCCTCAGGCATATTCACTTCCTTTTGAGGAGAAGTAAGAATAAGTGGATCTGAGTAACGATAGTTTACAGAGGCTCTTTCATTTTGAATAGATACTGCATTATCACCAAAGTCCAATTCAGGATCTTCAATGAGATTCAATGCTGATAGAAATTCATTCAAATCGTAGATTCCTACTTCTGTATCGAATGATTCCTGCACAACTGCATTAGCCATAATATTTTTAGCATCTGCAACCGTCGATAACTTATTCCCCTGTCTAATGACAAGGTTTGGGTTAATGGCTGAAAAGTTCTTAAGAACTTCGATTGTTTCCTTGCTGATTTTCATAAACGAGTTATTCTACACTATTTTTAGCTGTTTGTAAATAATAAAATTCTAAAAGAAACATCATGCAACAAATTGCGTGTGCGGCATGATGAATGCCGGTCTCGTCATCAGTAGTTTCGCCACGTTTAAGTGCCCACAAGTGACGTTGCGCTGCAGCAAAATAACGATTATCGAGATCCTCAAGGTGTTGCCAATTGTTCCTGTCATATTTTTGAGCTCCATAAGTTAGTACCTTCACAACGTCATCTAAGGCATTGGGAGGTACTAAGCTATAATCTGGTTTTTCTGAATCGTATTTGATCCCTGTCATGTTTCTGAGTTAATTATAACCTATTTTAGGCTAATTGTAAATCACCTTTTTTCATTTGACTAAAATTGTTTACTTTCTCAAACTCAATCTTACTTGGGAACTTACCTTCCAATAGATCTTGTTTATGGGAAATAATGAAGACATTTGTTTCCTTACCAAGTGTGTAGAGAATCTTAAGCAAGTTGTCAACACCGTCTGCATCCATACTTGAATCAAATGTTTCGTCAAGAACTAAGAGGTTTGTATTTGCGCTATTCTTCATTTTTGCAATTTGTCTCCACGCAAAAAGAAGACTCAAATCGATACGTTGCTTTTCACCTTCAGAGAACGATGCGTATGTGAATTCGTCTCTGTGTCGTGATTTGATTGTTTCATTGAATGAGTCGTCCAAATGAAAGAGAACAAAGAAATCGAGAACCTGCAAATATTGGTTAATCAATTTGTTCATGATTGGAAGATATTGACGAATGACCTTTGTCTTAATCCCAGTGTCACGTAATAATTCACCAATGGCATCAAAGTATGAACTCAATTGTGATTGTTCTAAACGAACTTCATTGAGCTCTTCACGCTTTTCTTTATCTGCTAAGAGTGTCTTCTCTGCTTTACTCGTATCTTGTGCATCCGCATTCTTTGAAAGATCTTGAATCCTGTTCTTAAGAATATTGATTCGTGTTTGGTTATTGAGAATACTACCATTAACTTCATTTAAATGTACAATCTTAGCATGCAGTGTATTAACATTCTCTTCAATAGCTTTAAGTTCAATCTTAGACTTCTGATAATCTTCATCTAAAGACTTTGCACGTGATTTACATTCATGATTCTTATTTGCTTTGAGTTCCTCAGAAATATCTTGAGAACATGTAGGACAGCAATCATTCTTATCATAGAACATTGATTCTTTCACAACATCATCCATCTTATGCTTAAGACCATTGATCTCCATAGCATATTTGTTTTTATCTGATGTTGCTTCATTGTGTGATTTCAGTGTCTTATCATAATTGTCATCATACTCTTTAATAAGCCTGCTATTACTGCTAACAAGACTTTCAATCTCGTCATTTAAGTTTGCAATCTCTTTTTGGCGTTTCTCTTCTTGTGAAGAATCGATCTTTTTGAGTTCGTCAATATGTTTAGTTTGAAGTGTAATTCTTTCTTTAAGAATCTTGAGATTGTTATCGGTCTCTGACATCTTATTACGAAGAACAGCAATCTTTTCTTTAAGAACTCCATTCATCTTTGTGAAGATACCAATGTCTAAAAGGTCTTCGATCACATTTCTTCTCTGGTGAGAAGGTAGTTGCATGAATGGAATAAAGTTTGATGATCCTAATACAACAACCTGGTGAAATGACTTATGATTTAGTTTGAGAATGTTCTGCTCGATGATCTTCTGATAATCACGGCTATGTGATTCTTGATTCAAAAGATCGCCATTTCGGTAAACTTCAAAGATGTTTGGTTTAATACCTCTAACGATCTTATAGTTTATACTACCAACTGAGAACTCAACAGTGACCAAACAGTTCTTGTTGTTTATCGAATTAATTAATTGGGGCTTATTAATACTCCTATGAGGCTTCCCAAACAAGGCAAAGGATAAAGCATCCAACATAGTAGATTTACCAGCTCCATTCGAACCAACGATAAGTGTGGCTGAAGAACGGTTGAGATAGATCGTAGTTTCATTATTTCCTGTCGATAGAAAGTTCTTCCATGTAAGTTTCTTAAATATAATCATTATATAGTGTCTAAGGCTTGTGCTTCGATAAGTAGTTCTTGCATCATTTTCTTAAGAACATCTGAATTTAAATTTGTTTCTGTTGCGTCGATATAACTATTCAAAAGTGTCGGTGTATCATCAACCTTAACATCTGCATCATTGATCTTATCACCAGAATATTCGTCAAATGATTCGATGATTCTTACCTCGTAAGGATTGTAATCATAAATCTTTTCCATGAATTTATCAAACACATAAAGATCGCTCTTATTAGTGACGACTATCTTAATAAAGGTATTTTCGATATCACTACGACCAAATGTAGGTATTTTTGTTTCGTCGTAATAGACCTTTTGGAACAAAACGATTGGATTACGGATCGCATCTAAGTTGCGTGTTTCAGTATCGAGTACATGAAAGTGTTTTGGATCATTTGCGTCTGACCATGTGAGTTCATATTGTGTTCCAAGGTATGTAACGTTCCCTTGTGTGCTCTTAGTATGATAATGGCCAGAATAGACAGCATCATAACGATCAAAGATAGCCTTATCCATTCCATGCGATTTAATTTCTGCATTACCCATGTATTTGAAACCACCTAATTCAAGGTGTCCCATTAGAATTGAAGCATTTGAGTTCTGAATGAAATCCATACACTCTTCTTCGTTCTCAGGGCAAATCCATGGCAGAAGACCAATGTCTAATCCATCGTAATTTTTGACAATAGGATCAGTGTGAATAGAAATACGATCTTTGTACTTCTCTAAAATAAGCTCTAACGAATTAAGGCTATTAGTGTTTTTGTAATAGACATCGTGGTTGCCTGGAATAATATCCATGCGAATGTCATACTCATAAAGCTTAGAAATGAAGACATCATAATTCTGCTTTAAGACCTTGTAATTAACAAACTTACGATGATCAAAATAGTCACCAAGATGAATAATGTCTCTAATCTCATGTTCAATCAAATAAGGGAAAAATACCTCGTCATAAAATCTCGCTGAATAGTTCAGAAAGATATCAGACCCATTCTTTACACCGCTGTGGGTGTCATTAAGGAGTGCTACCTTCATACTATACAAACTCGTCTAATATTCCAATTCTCTTTTTCGTTTTATCTTTCTTCTTTAGTTCTTTACCGAACTTCTTAATAGCGGAATCACGATCGCGAATCATTTGTGATTTAAATCTGACACGTTCAACAATTCCAGCTGCATCAGGATGGTCACCAACTTCCATGAAACCAGAAGCTCCTGCGTGTTCCATATAAAGCTCTTTAATATCTTGGTGTTTCTTCTCCTTAGCAATCCTTCTCAAAAATGCATAGTATGTGATTTGAGTAAAATAAGCAAACGCATTAGGTAATCCTGTACGAGTAGCCTTTTTAACATCGTAATTCATAATGGCTTTAATGCAATTCTCTACAGCATCCATTACCATTTCTTCTCTGTAAGTATATCCTGAGAAATTTGGTTTATGTGAAAGGCCTTCAGCAATCTTAAGAAAGCAACTACCGATATACTCAGTGATCCTAGGCTCATCTTCATTTTTGCTCCTTGCAGCGATTACTGACTCTACGTAATCTACAACTGCTCCGGAAAACATCTTATTGTTCACATAATGAGGTTTCTCATTCGCTTTCTTCTTCATAATTATGGGTATATTCTACACTAAAATGTGGTATATGTAAATACCTTTTTTGCATCTTTGTGTATTTTTTCATTTACATAGTTTTGAGTACAGTGTATAATGTTCTCAGAACAACAAAAAAACCTAATTATCATACGGTTTCCACTGTTTTCTCCATTCTAAAGTTTTAGGTGGATCATCATCCATTGTATAATCCTCATATCCTCCATCAATATCTGTATCATCTAGATTATCAAGATCATCATCAAATAATTGACTTAATACAATTTCAATCTCATTATCAGTCATGTGATCTTGAAGGTTATTCTTAAGAATGTAACGATGATACTGAATTTGGATATCTTCAGATGTAGGAGCTGCCGCAATAATATTATCTTTATGGATTTGAACCATCTCATCATCACCGGTTAAGATCCATGGAATGAAGAACGATTTACCAGATCCGCTAACTTTGATCTCTACCGCTCTAGTTATTGCGAACGTTTGAGACTCATCGTCAAAATATTCTTCATTTGCAACTACGCTACTACCATCTCTCATTCGATAACTCATTAGTTCGAACTGATTTAGGTAGTCTCTTAATGGCTTTTTCATAGTGGTACTTCGTGGATTTTATAGATAAACTTTTCTTTGGCGTATATTTTTACACGTTCAATCGCGTGATTTAGTGTGTAGTTCTTTTTCTTTTTCCAAGAAAGATCATCAGCTAAATCATAGATTGTAGTTCCTTGACCATCTTCTGTCTTTCTCAAACCTCGTCCAATCGATTGAAGAACACGTATTTGTGACTTCGTTGGAGAGGCAAACATAATGTTGTGCAGGTTAACTATATTTATACCCGTAGAAAAGGTTCCCACACTAGCAACGATAATTGCGTTCTTTTCCTTCTCAGTGATCTCACGAATCTTCTCGCGTTCTTCAGCATTGACAGCCCCTGACACAAAGAACACTTTTCTACCTGTACCTTTTAACTTTTCAACAAACGCATCATACAATGGTTTACCGTGTTTCTGAACTAGGTTATACAAAACTAATGAGTTTCCACTTTGGTCACACGTTAAGTTTACAATGAACCGATTTCTTTTTTCGTGTGAAACAATATGATCGATTTCATCCTGGTATTTCAATCCCTTACAAAGTTTTCGTTCTTCATCTGAGTATTTGAGTACTAAGCATTGAATTGTCAATTGCGCTAGTGTATCAGAATCAATGAGTTCTTTTGTTGTAGTTACTCTATAAACTGGACCGAAGTTTCCTTCGAGAGTCATCTGGTTTGATAGAGCATTATCGATCGTACCAGTTGTTCCGATTCTAAATCCAGCATTCACCAAACGGTTCATAATCGTTGTCAATGACTTAGCTTTGAACGTATGGGCTTCATCACCAATAATCATTCCATAAACACTAAACCACGATTGCGGAAGATTAATAGCACTCTGCCATGTTGTAATGACAACTGAAGCATCAAACCCAGTTTTATCTTTACCAGAGTAGATACGATGAACATCTTCATTTACATCAAATGATTCATCTTGCCAAGAATAAGATTCAAAGTCCTTATACATTTGCTCTACTAATGACGTAGTAGGAACAACGATGAGGA